CATACTTTTTAGGTGTAGTGTTACTGAGTATAGCTTGTGTTTGTTTATCTGTAACCGTAGCAATTGCACTGGTAGCCGCTTTAACTCCTTCTGGAGTAGGACATGTTATTACAACATCTAAGAACCCATTATCAATTGCTGTACCGCATATAGCATCTAAAGCTGTTTTAGATTGACTCACATCTTTTATTATTTGATCTTGTATACCAGGAATGTTACCTGTAAGAGTAGCAATAGCCGTAGCTGCATTTACAGTTGTATTAAGAGCTTGTATACCTGAGACAGTTTCATTAAGTATACCTCCTAAGGAAGTAGAATTTAAAGCTTGCACTGCAGAAGCAATATTACTAGTCTCAGATACAAGTTTATCAAACCCAGATGATACTTTTATATTTTGTAATTTAAAATTAAGTGCACTAATACTAGCCATCAAGCATCTCCATATGTAGTTTTTACAGCTTTAGCTGAAGAGAGTCTATCATCTAATTCACTTTTAAACGCTAGCAAAGCTGTACTCTGTCTAGAACTTCTTTTTATAGCTCCTGCTATGCCGCCCCTAGCAGCATATGTATTATAATTGTTTATAAAGTCTGTTTCTTTATGATAATCAACAACCACTCCTGGAGTCTCATATAATACCATTACCACTTCAGTATATTCTAATATTGTAGAAGCATTTACTAATCTAGCATATGTTCTATTTTTCTGACCGTGTTCCAGTTCATATATAACAAATGCTAACTGAACAGAAAAGTTTAAGTATGATGCTCCTGGAATACCTCTCGCGAACTTCTTTAAGTCTGGCTGTCTTGCATTCCATTGAGCTATACCTACAGCAGGTTCTTTGGGAGGTCTAGCTTCTGGATCTAGGTTAACTCCTGATTCTCGTATAAAGTTACCAACAAAGGCTGCAGCACAGGATCCAGGATCATTAATATTGCCTCTCTGTTCAAAATAATTCTTTAGAAAGTTATATGCTTGTTCTTGCCTATTAGCTCCAACTAGGGTAATATTTAAATCACCTGAATTACCAGAGTTATCATTTATTATTCTAGCCATATCTGCAGTAATAGGTTCTCCATCACCCGGTAAAGGAGTTACACCTGCTTCTTCTAGTATCTTAACTGTTCGATCATTTACAGTATCACCTGCCTTGGTGTGTTCTTGTTGACTTTTCTTCAAAGGTAAAGCAAACTTATCTTCTGGTTCTTCTGTAGCAACTCTAAATCCTGTATTATGAGGAATAGATCCTAATACAAGAGGACTTTGTGAATGCTTACCATCCAAGAATATACCATATACTTGTGCACCTACCTGTATACCATCAGGCATAGTAGAGCCTGCTATACCTCCTTGGGTAACAGGTACAACAACAGATGCCCATGGTAGATCACTTTCTTTTACTTTAGTTGTATTCTCATTATGAATACCGAATATACGCACTCTTACTCTACCTAGGTTTCTAACATCACCTATCTGCTTTACAACGCCTATAAACCATCTAGAGTCATCTCCATAAAATTCTGTGTTTATAGTTCTCATGTATCACCTGTCTTATCAGTTAGTTTGACTATATCCATCTTTAAATCATACGTGCCTTCCGTAAATTTATGTCGTGTTCGATATACTAAAAACTTACCTGACTTATTTTTGTCTACATCTCCACTGATAATTGAACCATCAGCTTGAGATGGTATAGCATAGTTAAGTAAAATATTAGACCCTACTCCAATATCTGAACCACTTACTAAATAAGGTTGACCTGGTACTTCTATTTCAAATACATTATTTAAAAGAATAGCTCTAAGCGCAGCAGATTTAATCTTTAACTTATATAGAGCTTCTTGCTTATACTCATCTGCATATCCAGCAATGGGAGTTTCCCCATCAGTTTCATAGAACTTTCTAGATGCTACAACTTCGCTAAACACCTTAGAGTTAAGATCTCCGACATTTGCAAAATCAGAGTTTCCTTTTTGAAACATTAACTTCCAATCATACCCTATTGAAGAATTCAAGTCAGAGTTTGATTCAATACTTTCTATAAAATTATTTAATGTGGTATTAGAATTATGACGAGTGTTTTGAGTTTGACTAGAAGATGTTACATCCATAGTTTTAAATTCAGAACCAATAGCTCCACCCTGAGCAAGTCTTAGAGTGCTTTCTATTTGTGTTGCTTTATACGACTTAACATGAAAATACTCAGCGCGTATATCACTTATTTTGCTCGTATTGTGTGATGTTTGAGCATATGAATAAGGAGTAGCTGTATTCCAAGCCTTTTTAGTCATCATATTATTTAAGTCTTCTAATCTTATAAAATCATCTCTAAAAGATGCGTATAAGAAATACGGGGCACCAGCAGAAGATGCCATTCTATCTCTAAGCCATTCAGTAGCTTGCAGAGGATTCCAATAGGGTATATTTACTTTCATTTTTTGTTGCAAAGCAACTTTAGAGCGATAATTAATATCTTTATTTAAATGAGATTTTAGAATGTTTTTAACTATTTGTTCAGGTAGTCCTGTAAATGATTCACTTATCTTCATAATAGAGCTTAGATATGCATGCTCTTCCATAAGAGTGAGCATATGAACTTCTGTTCTTTCATTAGCAGCTGTGTTAGCTGCTATACCAGTTATCATAAACGTTTTTATAATAGGTGTAGTATTTTCTTTCTCAAGTATAGTAAATGTAATTCGTTCACTACCTTTAATACCTACTACATCTCTAAACCTTACATCATCTACTAAAGCACAGGTACCTGTAAGATAAGGCAACTCTACACTCTCAAATATATTAAGCTCAGCTATTGATCCGGATAAATCTATAGGTTTTATTATAGGAAGGTCTGGACGTCTATCTGCTGTAAAGATAGCGCTTTCAATTAAATATTGAGTTTGAGCTGTTTTAGCCATGATTATGCTTTCAATAGTTTAAAGTATTCACTTATAACACTTACTACCTTGGAAGGTTTTATTACTATTATCTCTTTTAATTTATCATTAAAGTTAATATTGTCTTCCATAATAGTAGTTGGAACTAACCCAGATGTTGTTTGATTATACGGGTCTATATCTACAATAACACCAGATGTATTTTTATAGTATAGTGGAGCATTATACTGCTCAGATTCACTAATAAGATTAGCAACATTAATAGCCTGTTCTTCAGCAGTTGTACCTGCAACAATAAGCTCTGTCTGACCAAAGTTATTACTTAATCCTGCTTCATTCTTATCAGAAGCAATAACAATCTGACCTAAATCTAAATTGCGCTCAATAACTCTACCTGTAGTACCTGATGTCTTACCTGTAACAAATGTACCAGGAAGAAAGTTAGAAGCAATATTGCTTTGAGTTGTAACTGTTCTATGTGGATATCTTTTCTTTACTAACTCTCTTATTTCTCTCTCAGCTAAAGGCCACCCTGACTCTCTTAATCCATCATTCATAAAAAAGAATGTCCAATGATAATCAGGAGTATCATAAAGCTTTTGAGATACCGTATCAGGTCTATCACCATCTAGTATAGTATACTTCTCATAAAAAGCAACTTCATTCTTTATTTGATCAACAATATCTATGTATGCAGAAATATTAGGAAAGATAGTGTTAGCTTCATTATCTCCGAAGTTATAGTTTACGAATGGAAATCTTTGAAAATACATATTAGTAACCCTCTTTCTGTACTAGTTCTTTATGCAGTGTACCGGATTCCATAAATGTCATAGTAATATCTACTTCGGTAAAATCACCACCTTCTAAAAACCCCATACCTGATGCATTGTAAGTAGCATTAAAAGTTTTTATATATGAGGGAAGTATTTTAGTTGCAAGAGGATCTTTTTTATCTTTATACTTTAAATCAATAGTAAATACATGTGGAAATTTATACCCTGCAGGAATATCACCCATAGTAATAACTTCCGGGTATAAATTTACTCTAAAAAATTTAATAATTTCTTTAATAGCTATTGATTCATCTCTAGATGTAGGTATCATTTTAAAGGTAAATGTAAACTCTCTAAGAGGTACACTATCAAATATAGCTCTTGTATTAGGGTTTACTGAAACTCTTGTAGCAGAACTTACAGCCCCTTTAAATCCTTGTCCAGGTAACATTTTAGAAGCTCTGTTAACAGCCAGCTTAGCTAAATCTCTAGTATCTCCTCTACCGTTTATTATAACATCAATAATAGAAGCTGCAGCGTCTTTACCTTCTGACATTAAAGTTGGTAAAATAGCAGCGCCTCCAGCTAGTGCTGCCTGTGTAGCTCCTCCCATAATACCTAAATTAGTATTACTATAAGCGGCTTGATCTGTAATTTGAATAGCTTGTGGAAGATATAGAATAGCGCTTCCTTTATTACCTTGCTTTAATACTTGTCCAGTTCCTCTATTTATTTCTACTCGTTCAATTCCTTTATTAGCTGCGCTAGCTGCAGCGAGTGCTGCTGCTGCAGATCCCATAGCTACACCTTGTAATCCAGCAGCGCCATCTGTTCCATCAAACAAAAAGTTAACATCAAAGGATTCTACTTCCCTAGCAGTAAATTTAATTTTAGCCTCATAAGGTATGTCCTTAACGTCAAGAGGAAATTTCAAATTCTTATATGTGTCAACCATAGGTAAATATCCAATAAATAGGGTTATCTTATGAAAGTATTTATATGGCTTATTCCGGAAAATATCTAGTTAAACACAGAAGCAAGTACAAAGGCGATGCAGATAAGGTGACTTACCGTTCAATGTGGGAGAGACATTGCTTTGTTTGGTGTGATAACAATCCAAATATACGTAATTGGTCATCAGAAGAGGTGGTTATTCCATACTTCTGGGATGTAGATAAGCGTATGCACAGG